AACAAATTGTAACAAACAAACAAGAACTTTTGAGTGAGATTGAGTTAATTAAACAAGAACTAGCAGACAATGATGTGTCGCAGTTACAAGGCAAACTAGCAACCCTTGGAGCTAATCTACAAACGATAATTGATCAGCAAGACAAGTTGTTACTCATTGATGAAAATGTAGATGACCTTGAGAAAGAAATTGAATCTATGAAAGCCACAGTAACAAAGGCTGAGTTAGTCACAGAAAAGGTCAGTGGATTTGAAGCAAAGATAACTACAATTAAGAGAGAGGTAGAAGACCTGTGGTCTGCAATGGACTACCTTTCTAACCCATTGAAGTGAACAAGCACAAGGAAAAAACAATGATTGAAGAAACTAAGGAAGTAGTAGATATAGCGGCGGCTTCAACAGCAATATTAACTATAGGCGCGTGGCTTCCACCTATTGCTTCTTTATTTACTATTGTTTGGTTGGGTTTACGTATATATGAAAGCGATACCGTTCAACAACTATTAGGTAAGAAATAATTATGACTACTCTATTAACTAAAGTAAGTTCTTCAGCTAGCGCAGTCCCTGTCGCAGGAAACCTTACACAAACTTCAAGCGGTGCTGAACTAGCAGTCAACACAGCGGATAAAAAGTTGTACTCAAAGAATAGCTCTAATGCTATAGTTGAGATTGCAGGAGCATTGCAAGCTTATCCTGTAGGTGCAGTTTATATTTCCGTTGTTGCTACGTCCCCTGCTACTTTATTTGGTGGTACTTGGGCTGTCTTTGGAGCAGGTAGAGCGCTTGTAAGTTTAGATTCTACTGACACTGACTTTGATACAGCGGAAGAAGAAAGAGGTGCTAAGACGCACACCCTATCTGTAGATGAAATCCCTAGTCATACCCACACTGTAAGCGGTATAGAAAACCCAAGGGGCACAGGATCAGATGGCTCTGAAGATGGTGCTTCTAGTTTTACAAACTCTTTGACAACCAGTGCTACTGGTGGCGGACAAGCTCACAACAACATACAGCCCTCCATTGTTGTATACATGTGGAAAAGGACAGGATAATGTCTATCCTTACTTCACTAGTTGGCCCTGTTACTGGTTTACTTGATAAATTTATTGAGGATAAAGATAAGAAGAATGCCATCGCCTTTGAAATTAGTACTATGGCGGAAAAACATGCACAGGAGTTGGCTAAAGCTCAACTTGAGGTTAATAAAACTGAAGCGGCACATTCGTCTTTATTTGTTAGCGGTTGGCGCCCTGCTGTTGGTTGGGTGGCTGTCCTTGGCATGGCGAGTAACTTCTTGGTTATTCCACTGGCCAACTTTACGCTTGCTCTGGTTGAATCTGAGGTTGTTGTTCCAATCCTTGATTTAAGTCAGATGATGCCTGTTCTTTTAGGTATGCTTGGTTTAGGCGCTATGCGTACAGTTGAAAAAACTAAGGGCGTACAAAGGAACAATTAATGAAATCAATACAGCAAGGATACATACTCTAATGACTTATTTACAACTTGTACAGAGCGTACTAAGAAGGCTAAGGGAAGACGATACAATTACGTCTGTGTCGGACAACAGCTATTCCAAGTTAATAGGAGAGTTTGTAAACGATGCAAAAAGAATTGTAGAGGACTCTTGGGATTGGGCTTCTTTACGGACTACCTTTAATATTAACACAACAGATACTGTTTTTAGGTATCAGCTTACTAATTCTGATATAAGTCTTAAAACTCTTGATGTTATCAATGACACATCTAATTGTTTTTTAAAGCCTGTAACATCACACTGGATGAACAATGCTTTTTTAAATAATACACCTGCTAGCGGCTCTCCTGCGTATTACTCTTGGAATGGCTTTAATGATTCAGGGGAAGCAATACTTGATCTTTACCCTATCCCAGATAAAGAATACGTTATACGTGTCAACGCTGTGGATAAAAAAGCAACAATGGTTGACGATACGGCTACTTTGTATGTTCCTTCTAATCCTGTAATACACTACGCTGTAGCCTTAGCTTCAAGAGAGCGAGGGGAAACAGGTGGTACATCCTCTGCGGAACTCTTTGCTATTGCTGATCAAACATTAGGTGATATGATTGCTTTTGACGTAGCTCGTCAACCAGAAGAAACTGTTTGGAGACCTGTATAGTGGCTCAACAATTACAGAACATAACAATTAATGCACCTGCGTTTGGCGGTATTAATACTCAGGATTCCCCTGTGGGTCTTGACCCTAGTTATGCGTCTATTGCAACTAATTGTGTTATTGATAAGCTAGGGCGCGTAGGGGCTAGGAAAGGCTCAGTGCTGTTGTCTACAGCTACAAATACCGCAGGGGCTTCAACAGTAGGTACAAATACTGTAAAAGTAGAAACAATCTTTGAGTCCTTAGATACAAGCGGTGACAAAGTTGTTTTCTCAGCAGGTAACAATAAAATATTTAGTGGCACAGGAACACTGACTGACATAACTCCTTCAGGTTATACTATAAGCGCTAACAACTGGAAGGTTGTCAACTTTAATAACCATGTTTACTTTTATCAAAGAGGACATGAACCTTTAGTTTATACAGACTCTGGTTCTCAAGGGCTTGTGAAACTATCAGCAGTTACAGGATATATTGCTCCTAATGGTGTTAAAGCGGTGTACAATGTAACAGCTACAGCGTCCGAAACAACCACTTTAGTTGTTGGTGATGGAACTACAACGGTAAGCGTAGGGAGTGCAACCTATAGTACGATTGATGCACAAGTATCCGCAATACAAGGAGGTACAAATTACAGTAGCTTGTTATTTACTGTAACAAAGAACGATGCGGGTGACGGATTCAAGTTTACTTATAAAGCAACTGCGGCTGTTTCTTCGACACCAACTTTAACAGGATCAGGAAGCAGTCATACAGTTAGTGTCATTACCGTAGGAAGTGGCAATCCTCCTTTCCAAGCTAATGAAGTATTGGCGGCTTATGGTCGTTCATGGGTAGCTGACATTACAGGGGATAAACATACAATATATTGGTCTGATACCCTTAATGGTAATGTTTGGAATGGTGGCACTACAGGCTCTATTGATTTAACAACTGTATGGCCTACTGGTCACGATGAAATTGTATCCCTTGCGGCACACAACGGATTCCTTATTGTCTTTGGTAAGACATCTATTGTTGTGTACTCTGGTGCAACCTCTCCGGCATCAATGGCTTTACACGACACTGTGGAAGGCGTAGGTTGTATTGCTAGAGACTCTGTACAGCACACAGGTACTGACATTATATTCCTATCGGATTCAGGTGTACGTAGCTTTGGCAGAGTCATACAGGAAAAGTCTATGCCTATGCGTGACATAAGCAGAAACGTCAGGAATGACTTAGTACGCCATGTTAATGAAGAAAGAATATTAGACTCTACGCTAGCCCCTATTAAGTCTATTTACAGCCCAGAGGAAGCTTTTTATCTTTTAACTCTGCCTAATAACAATATAACATATTGCTTCGATATGCGGCAAGCGTTACCTGACGGATCACACAGGGTTACAACGTGGTCAACCCCCGTCGCTCTGTGTTACACAAGAACACAGAACGGTGAGATATACATGGGAAGACAGGGAGGTGTTTATGAGTACACAGGGTTTATTGATAAACTATGTACTCTTGTTAGTTCTACTTACACTTACTCAACATCTTCCTATCAACTAGCATACTTTAGCAACCCGTTAGATTTTGGAAATTCATCTAATATTAAATTCCTTAAAAAGTTTAAAATGACAATTATTGGGGATGCGGCGGCTGAGTCCGTTCTTAATTGGGGTTATGATTATTCAGATTCTTACTACAAACAAACTTTTAACTCTGAAAGAACTAACGCAAACACAGCTTTTTATAATGTTGCAGAGTACGGCATTTCTAGTGTAAATACTCCAGTAGGAGCAACTGCTGATTTTACAGAAAAATTGGTAGACCCTACTAATCCTAGCGGTGCTAGAGTTTCTGCTACTGAGCCTTCTTTTGAATACTCATTAGGAACTGAAATACAAGTTCCCAACGTACATGGTTCAGGACACGGAACGGTAGTAACTATCGGCTTAGAATCAACCATTAACGGATCGGAATTTTCCATACAAAAAATTGACATAAACGTATTATTAGGGAGACTTATTTAATGAGTAATTATACAAAAACCACGGACTTTGCGGCTAAGGATTCGTTACCTTCCGGTAATGCAAAT